AGAGATTTATGTGGAAATGCTGCTTGTCATACAGTACCTTTACTTGGCGCATTAATCGGTGTAAATTACACTGATTTAAATGGAACACCTATTTGGTCACCGAAATGGCCAGGAACTGCTGCTGTTAAAACTTCAACTGCGGCAACAGCAATGATTGCTGCTAATCCAGATCAATTATTTTTGATTAATTGTAATGGAATTGGAGCGGATATAGATATACATAGAAATGCAAATTTCTCTACATGTATAACTGGAAACGCTACTACAGGGCAATCTCTTGGTGAATTAGACATTTCTACGTTGAACTCTACCAATACGCTGAATTTAAGAATTGTTGGATTCTCAGATGAGCCGTCAAGTGACGACGCTACTGTATCTGGGCGTTTAGCAATAGTAATGTTAAACAATCACTTCTATCGTTACAATGCTAACGGTACTGGTGCAGGTATATAGGAAAGGAATAATATACAATGGCTATAACTAGATCCCAACTCCTAAAAGAACTTGAACCAGGACTAAACGCTTTGTTCGGTTTGGAGTATGATAGATACGACAATGAGTCTGCTGAAATCTTTGAAACTGAAACTTCAGATCGTGCATTTGAAGAAGAGGTAATGTTATCAGGTTTCGGTCAAGCTCCAGTAAAAGGCGAGGGCGCAGCAGTTTCTTATGACTCTGCAAACGAAGCTTATACTGCTCGTTACACACACGAAACAATAGCACTTGCTTTTGCGATTACAGAAGAAGCTGTAGAGGATAACCTTTATGACAGACTTTCTAGTCGTTACACTCGTGCTCTTGCTCGTTCAATGTCAAATACGAAACAAGTTAAAGCAGCTTCAGTGTTGAATAATGCGTTTAATTCTTCTTATACTTTTGGTGATGGTGTAGAACTTTGTTCTCTACTTCACCCTACAGTATCAGGCGGTAATTTTGCGAATGAATTATCAACTCCAGCTGACTTAAACGAAACTTCGTTAGAGCAGTCGTTAATTGATATTGCAGCTTTCATAGACGAAAGAGGTTTAAAAATTGCATTGCAAGGTAAAAAATTAATAATTCCACCTTCATTACAATTTGTAGCTGAAAGACTTATGGCTTCTAACCTACGTCCAGGAACTGCAGATAATGACATTAATGCAAGTCGCAGCATGGGTATGTTACCTGATGGTTATGTAGTTAACCATTTCTTAACAGACACAGATGCGTACTTCTTTAAAACTGATGCACCTAATGGTTTTAAACACTTTGTAAGAAGTGCTATAAAAACATCTATGGACGGTGATTTTGAAACTGGAAATGCTAAATATAAGGCTCGTGAGCGTTATAGTTTTGGTGTTTCTGATCCACGTTGTGTGTTCGGATCTCCAGGAGCTTAATCAAAAAATAAGCAAAATATTAAAAGGGTGGCTTGCGAGTCACCCTTTTTTTGTGTATGGTGTATTTAGTCTCGGATTTTAAGCTCTAGCGACTCGCCGAGGAGACGCTTACGAAGACTCTAGAGCAAACCCTTTCGTAAGGAGGTAAGTACAATGGGTACTACACATTTTAAAGGACCAATAGAATTCTCTTCTGCTACCCCAGCATTAGAAAACTTAAACATAGGCACATGGCCTGATCAACAATACTATATGGAAGATTTCCAAGGAAAAGTATTAGACACTACTAATTGGTGGACAGCTCTTAAAGATGCTGGAGCTCCAACAATAGCTTTAGTTGGAGATGGAAAAAATGGTGAATTATTATTAAGTTCACAAGCTACAACAGACAATAGTGGCTCTTCTATTCAACAAGGACAAGAAGTTTGGTCATTACCTACACTTGAAAAAGATACTTTATATTTTGAAACAAGAGTAAAAGCTTCCGCAGTAGCTACAATGGATATGTATGTAGGTTTATCTGAAACCTTCACAACAAATCCTGAAGCTGTTTTACTTTCTGCAAACCTTATTGGAATTCAATTAATAAATGGAAGTGGGCAAGTTGTTACCACAACTGAAGCAGCTGGAACAGGTGTTACAAGAGTTTCTACAGAAGCTTTAGGGTTAATGGCAGATGCTACTTATATAACTTTAGGTTTTGTAGCTAGAAATAATCCAGATACTTCTAGAAATAGAGTAGATTTTTATGTAAACAGAAACTTATTATGCACACATAATACTGATGGTGTAGTAGGTGGAACTCAAACAGCAAGCACAATTCCAACAGCTAATATGAAATTAGCTTTGTTTGAATTGTCAGGAAATGCTACTGGAACAAAAACTCTTACTGTAGATTATGTTATGGCAGCTCAAGACAGAAGCGTTACATACTCTCCTGCAAGAAACTAAGGGGAAATTAAATGGCTGGATCAGATGTAGAGTCTACGTTTATAAAACCAGACGCTGTAAATGCAGTTCTTTATGCAGGATCTCAATCTCCAGGAGCAGCAGGTAATTTAACATTAACAGAAGCTGTTCCTGATATGCCGAGAAATGTTACTATAACTTCTGGTGGGGATGATAGGACAGCAACTTTTACTGTTACAGGAACAGATGAAAAAGGTGATGCTCAAACAGAAGTAATTACTGGCGCAAATGGAGGAGCAGCAGCAGGAGCTAAGTATTTTGCTACTGTTACACAAATAACTATATCTAAAGCATCAGCAGGAACAGTAACAGCAGGATCAGGCACAGCGATATGTGGCGTTATTTTTAAAGGTAGACTGAGATTACGAGGAATGTATTTTGCGAATGGAGCAGTTACTAAAACTATTGTTTTTAAACAAGAAAGTTCTGTAGGTACGACTCGTATGCAGATTCAATCTACGGCAGGAGTAGCTACAAGTGCTTATCCTGATATTCCTGATGAAGGTGTTCTCTTTAAAGATGGTGGCTTTATACCGTTTGTTTTAGATGATTTTGGAGCTATTACGTTATTTTATTCTTAGGAGAAATAAGTGGTATTGTAAAGCATGGTGGTTCGTAAAACAAAAAATATTGATATTCACTCGTTGGATGTGCAATACACAGAATTAAAGGTAGAGCAAAGCCATATTGCTTCTCAAGTAGATATCTTAGGTCAGGATATGAAGGTCGTTAAAAAGTCCGTTTTTCAAGCTAAATGGATGTTAATAGGGGGGTTTTTTGTTGTTTTAGCAGCGAATAATTCTCAAGTATTAGCGAGTTTAATAACAATAATAGGAGCAAAATAATGCCAAAAGTTGGAAATAAACATTTTTCTTATAATAAAAAAGGAAAAGCAGCAGCAAAAAAATTAGCTCAAACTACAGGGAAAAAAGTAGTTTATGCTAATAAAGGTATGATGGTAAATAAAAACATGGATACATCTAAAAATATGGAATCTAGAGTGAAAACCTATACTCCTCAAGAAACTGCTTTTGTAGCAACTTATAGTAAATTAATAAAAGGACCAAATAGTTAGATAGGAAAAATAAATGGCTACATCTAATACGAAAGATTTTGAATTAGATACCGCAGAATATGTGGAAGAAGCGTTTGAAAGATGTGGGTTGCAAGCTCGCACAGGATATGATTTGCAAACAGCAAGAAGATCCTTAAATTTACTTTTTGCAGATTGGGCAAATAGAGGATTGAATAGATGGACTATTTCTCAAGAAACACTACTTTTAGCAGGAAGTCTTGCTGAGTATCCTCTTGGAACTCTTACTTTAGCAGTAACGGCTTCTGGTGCTTACTCTTTAGGTGAAACTATAACAGGAGCAACAAGTGGAGCAACAGCTAGTATAACAAGTTTACCTTCAGCTACCTCAATGGCTATAACTGTTCCTGTAGGTACTTTTCAAACAGCAGAAAATATAACAGGAGCAACAAGTGGGGCAGTAACCGCTACTACAGCTATAGTAGATTTATCAACAGTACAATCTAGTATTGATGTGTTGTCTGCTGTTGTGAGAGAAAATTCTGGAGCAACTAATCAATCAGATATTAGTATAGGCAGGGTTAGTAGATCAGAATTTTTAAATATTCCAAGTAAAAAAACTCAAGCTAGACCAAGTCAGTTTTATATTGACAGACGAATAACACCACAGATTAAATTGTGGCCTACTCCTGATAAAGTTTATACATTAGTTTATGATAGACTTGTTAGAATGGATGATGTTGATAATATGGTAAACACTCCTGAGGTTCCTTTTCGTTTTTATCCTTGTCTTACAGCAGGATTAGCCTATTATTTATCTATGAAAAAAGCCCCAGAAAGAACGGAGCTTTTAAAAGCTGTCTATGAAGAAGAATTCCAAAGAGCTGCTGCTGAAGATAGGGATAGAGCAAGTTTAAGCTTAACTCCTAGCGCACGATCGTATGCAATAATATGAGTAAATATTCTAATGGAAGATTTGCAAGATTTATTTCAGATCGTAGTGGTTTGGAGTTTCCGTACTCAGAAAGAATAGAAGAATGGACAGGAGCAATAGTTCACTATTCTGAATATGAACCAAAACAACCCCAATTAGAACCTGTGAAAGCTCCTTTTGAACCTCAAGCTTTATATCAACCTAGACCTGATGTGCTTCAAGAAATGATTATAATTATTGCTGAAAGTATTTTTGGAGATAAGGGTATAACTACAGCAGGTTATCATGGTATAGCTTTAATAGGAGAAGTGGAGATAGTTACGTCATGAGTTGGACATTTACTACATTAAAACAAGCAATACAAGATTATACACAAAACAATGAAACAACTTTTGTTTCTTATTTAGATGAATTTATTACAACTGCAGAACAAAGAATTCTTTCAGATGTAAATTTAGATAATTTTCGAAAAAATTCTGCAGGAGCATTTCAAAAAGGAAACAAATATCTTCAGATGCCAGAGGATTATTTATCTTCTTTTTCTTTGTCTTATTTTGATGGGGATGGAAACCAACAGTTTTTATTGTTAAAAGACGTTAATTTTGTACAGTCTTTTACTCCTGCTGGTGATAGTACGGAAGGCGAACCTAAATATTATTCTCCTTTTGACTATTTAAATTTCATAATAGCCCCAACTCCTAACGCAAATTCTGTTGTAGAGCTTCATTATTTTTATAGACCTACTTCTTTAACAACAGCATCTTCAGGTACTACTTGGTTGGGAACAAATGCTCCTGATGCTTTATTGTATGCTTCTTTGTGCGAAGCTTCTGTTTTTATGAAAGGTGAAACCGATGTTTTTCAAAACTATACCCAAAGATTCCAAGAAGCTATGTCGAGGTTGAAAAACTATGGCGAGGGTATGGAAAATATTGACGCATACCGTGAAGGAATGGTTAGAATACCAAGAACATGAGCAAAAAAGAAAAACTAAAAGGTAAAAAAATAGCTATTGTAGCTTTAGGCGGTACTTTTTATGATTATATCTTGTCTAGAACTCGTAGCGAAAAATACGATGAAGTTTGGGCTATAAATGGTATGGGTGAAATTATAAAACACGACAGAGTGTTTATGATGGATCCACCTGAACGGTTTTTAGATGATATAAAGGCAGGAACTCAAACAGGTATTGTTTCAGAAATGTTAAAAACTCATAAAGGACCGATATATAGTTGCACTTTAGATAAAAGATGTCCTGGAGTTGTAGAATATCCTTTAGAATTTGTAGTTCAAAAGACAGGTTTAGCTTATTTGAACAATACTGTTTCTTATGCGTTGGCTTTTGCTATTGCACATGAAGTAAAATCGTTGCATTTGTTTGGTTTGGACTTTAGTTATGCTGACAGGCCTCATTTTGCTGAATCTGGAAGAGCTTGTTGTGAGTTTTGGGTGGCTATAGCTATTTCTAAAGGAATTCAAATTGAAATAGCTCATAATTCACCGTTTTTGGATACAAATGTTCCTGAAAAAGAAAAATTATACGGATATCATAGATTAAAAGATCCTTTAGTTCTTGCTAAAAGTGGAAAAGGCATAGAAATAGGTAGACAATCCAAATTAACTCCCCCTGAACCATTAGATGGAAAACAACATTGCCATGTTTGGGGAAGAGATGATATTGAAGGTGTTACTTACGATAAAAACGCATTACAAGGAGAGAAAAATGTTTGATATAGGTGTGGGTATAACAGTAGAAAAGGTAGATGTATTCACTTCTAACGATGGAGGCCTGTCAAACGAACAGATATCAGAAATGGCTACTGCTAAAATAGTATATGTTTCTGATCAAGCTGCTGAGCCGATAAAAATCCAAGCTAATCTTTTTAGAGAATATGTCAAAAAAATTATTTTTGATCATTTAGAATTGGCAAAGAAAGAAGAGCGTGCTACCTTGACTAAAAAGTTAGAAAAAGAAGGTTTTGAAGATTTTGCTAACATCATAAGGAGAATATAATGGCTATATCACAAGCAATGGTTACCTCTTTTAAAATGGAGATTTTAAAAGGAACGCATAATTTTACACTTGCAGCTAATAGTTTTAAACTTGCTCTATATGCGATAAGTGCAGGAGGAAAAGCTAGTACAACAGCTACTTTGGGAGCTGCTACAACTGTTTTTACTACAACAGGCGAAGTTGCTTCTAGTGGTACATATGTAACAGGAGGACTTGCTTTGACTAATGTTACTCCTATTACCTCAGGAACAGTAGGTTTTGCAGATTTTGCAGATAAAAGTTTCACAACAGCTACTATCACAGCAAGAGGAGCATTAATTTATAACTCTAGTGCAAGTAATAAGGCTGTCTGTGCTTTAGATTTTGGCGCAGATAAAAGTTCTAATTCAGGAACATTTACTGTCCAATTCCCAACAGCTAACCAAAGTTCTGCTATTATTAGAATAGCATAAAGGAATAAAAAGTGCCAAATAACACCTTAAATGGATGGGGTCGTGGCACATGGGGATCTGCTTCGTGGGGATCTTTTGGTGTTGTTGAAGTTACAGGAGTTGAAGCATCTGCTGTTTTAAGTGATGTTTCTGGTTGGGGAAGAGAAACATGGGGGTTAGGAACTTGGGGTAGTTCAGCTCCTGCGGTTACTGTTGCTTTAGACTCCTTAATAATACCTACAGGGGTAGTAGGAACTTCTGCTGTAGGATCAGTAGTATTAAACATTCCAGTATCAGTAACAGTCTCAGGAATAGTAGGAACGTCTGCTGTAGGAACTGTTGCAGCAGGTAGTCCTGTTGATGTCTCTGTGACAGGAGTTGAAGCTTCCGCTGTTTTAAGTGATACTTCTGGTTGGGGAAGAGATACTTGGGGATCAGGAGCTTGGGGTAGTTCAGCTCCTGCGGTTTCTGTTAGTTTAAGTCACACAGTAGTTCTTACGGGAGTAGTAGGAACTTCTGCTGTAGGAAATGAATCTGTTGTTATTGAAGATGTCGCACAAGCTACAGGTGTAGTAGGAACTTCTGCTGTAGGAACTGTTGCAGCAGGTAGTCCTGTTGATGTTTCTGTAACAGGTGTGGAAGCCTCCGCTATTTTAAGTAATGCTTCTGGTTGGGGAAGAGGTACTTGGGGATCAGGAGCTTGGAATAGTTTAGCTCCTGCTGTTACTGTTGATATAAGTAAGACAATAATTCTTACGGGAGTTGTAGGAACTTCTGCTGTAGGAACTGTTTCCGTAAGTGGAAGTGTTGTAGTAATACCTACGGGAGTTGTAGGAACTTCTGCTGTAGGAACTGTCGTAGCTTCTGGAAGCATAATAGTAATACCAACAGGAGTCAATGCCCAAGCTTTAACAAATAATGTTGCAGCAGGGGGAAGTATTGTGGTACAACCAAGTGGGGTGAGTGCAACAGGTG